AGTTGACTCACTAGGTATGTTACTAACACCAACAGATGTTGATCAGTTTAACAAAGGTGATATGAAAGGTGATATGGGTCGTAAGCCTAAAGCACTAACTTCACTTGTACGTAATACTGTTAACATGATTGGTAGTTACAACGTAGGTCTAGTATGTACTAACCACACATACGCATCACAAGATATGTTTGATCCAGATGACAAGATCAGTGGTGGACAAGGTTTTATCTATGCATCAAGTATTGTTGTTGCAATGAAAAAGATGAAACTAAAAGAAGATGAAGCTGGTAATAAGATCAGCGAAGTACGTGGTATTAGAGCAGGTTGTAAAGTAATGAAAACTCGTTATGCAAAACCGTTTGAAGGCGTACAAGTAAAGATTCCATACGAAACAGGTATGAATCCTTATAGTGGTCTTATTGAACTGTTTGAAAAGAAAGACTTGTTAGTAAAACAAGGCAACAGACTCAAGTATATCGATCTAAATGGTGAAGAACATCTTGATTATCGTAAGGCATGGATGACTCCAGAAAAGATGAATCTTATTATGTCAGAATACGACGAGAAAACTACACCTGTGGTAAATACCGATGATGATATGCCCGAAACAGAGGCTGTCGTAGAAGCAGAACTTATTGAACAGGAGTAAAGTATATGGATAGTAGTCTTGTAGTTGACATGTGGAATACGTTTAAAGATAGTATCGATAAAAAAACTATTGAAACAACAGCCGAAACATTTGTAGATACATGCGCCGATTATGGTGCTGATGATCAATGTTTTAGAGATGCATTAGGTAGTTGTGATATCTTAGATAATGCCATTAACTATTATTTAGATCTTGAAGAAGATATAGATGATGACGAAGAAGAATGGGAAGATTAAATGGGATATTACTCTGAAGTAGCTAGAGATATCAATAAGATCCCCACAGCAATTAAGTTTTTCGAAGATGAACTTATTGATGCCCGAAGTGAAGTAAAACTAAAAGGCAACGTTGAACGTGCCGCGGCAGAAATGCCCGGCATTGTTGAACATAGATTTAATCAATTACAAGAAATTGAAGCAATCCTTAATTACCTAAATATTGAGCTACGCAGATTGCGTAGTTCATTTTTTAAAAAATACCTCGAGAATTATCAACGTGCTTTGTCTAGCAGAGATGTTGAAAAGTATGTCGACGGCGAAGCAGACGTTGTAGACTATGAAAAGATTATTAATGAGTTTGCATTACTTCGTAACAAATGGTTAGGCTTATTAAAGGGTCTTGATCAAAAACAGTGGCAGATAACAAATGTTGTTAAACTGAGGGTTGCGGGTATGGAAGATGCCTCAGTATAAATTTCAAATACCAAAAAATAGTAAAGAATTACGCGGACAACTTTTTAGTGATCTATACAAAAACTATGACACTATTACAATAGAACGCCCAGAGGATATTGAACTAGACAGATATCTAGCATTTAGTCATCCGTTCGATGATTGGATATTTGATACTATTAGTAGAGATAGACGTATTAATTTTTTTCATTTAGATAATGGATATATAGGTAATCATAACCACAAGACCCCTGAGTATTATAGAATTAGCTATAACTCATTACAGAATACAAAAGTACGTAAGCCAGTAGGTAAAAGCAGGATTCAAAATTTAGAGATAGATGATAACTTGTGGAAAGACTGGAACCAAGAAGGTGAGTACAATCTTTTAGTAATGCCTAACAACAGTAATATATTTAAATACTTAGGAGAAGATTATAGTACATGGCGTACAAATACAGTACGACATTATGATAGTCTATCAGAAAAATTAATAATTAGAGAAAAAGAAGGCAAGCGTAGACAACGCTTTCAAGAAATTTTACCTATGATGTTGAATGCAAAAAAAGTAATTACATATCATAGCATGGCAGTTGTTGAAGCATTATGTTTGGGCAAGCCGATCGAAGTGTTAGGTCAAAGTGCAGTACAGCACTGGCAAGGACAATTTGGATTTGATAGAGATCCTATGCTTGAACATATTGCACATAGTCAGTTTAGTCGCAAAGAATATGAAGATGGAACTGCATGGGAAATAACATTTAAATATCAGGTAGAACAAAATGTATAATGAAATAGATGGATGGCGTACAACACAAAATGATATATGCTTAAAGAGTGCAAAGAAGCAAGGCAACGGAGATATTAACAATTATCAAAATATCGAACTTATAACTGCAATGAGCTATTGTGCTAAATGGAGAGTAGCAATTGATGTTGGTGCTCATGTTGGTATTACTGCATTTCAAATGAGTAGAAGTTTTGAGCATGTACATGCATTTGAAATAAATCCTAAGATTTATGAATGTATGAATTACAACTTAGAACAGAGAGCAGTAGGTAATGTTACTACGTACCCTGTAGGATTAGGTGCTAGAGAAGAGTCTGTTACAATCAAGACAACTAATAAAAGTTTTAGCACACATATAGATCCAAGTCAAAGAGAAGGTGACGTACCTGTTATGCCTTTAGACTTTTATAATTTAGAAAATATAGATTTTATAAAAATAGATGCCGAAGGATACGAACCATTTGTAGCACAAGGCGGATACAATACTATTGAAAGATGTCGCCCTATTATATTATATGAGTGTAAAGATCATCCACAGCGTTATGGATTACATGCTGACAGTATAAGACAAATACTTGCTCCACTTGGTTATAGAATGATTAGAAAAGTTGGCAGAGGAGAAAAGAATGCCATTATCGGATATAGACCAGGGATAGCAATTGATGTTTAAACTCCCTGAACTAAGAGGACATATGTGTCCTAGAGAAGAACCAAATATAATATATTTTAGTTGCGACTATAATTACTTTGATCGACATGGATTTGCACTACAACAGAGTATTAATAGAACAGTAGGTTGGGTACATGTACACTGTCACATTATTAATGAAGGAAATATTGATCACGCTCTACTAAAAGATTTAATGGGCAGATACAAATTTACATATACTTGGGAAGATACTAACGAACAGTTTTACAAAGACTTGCCTAAAAATAAAAGCATGATGGGCGAAGGAATGCAAATTTTTAAAACTAGTGATATAGATTATATTGCTAGACGTACATATTTGGCTAGTGTAAGATTTATACGTATGGCAGAAATATTTACATACCCACACCAAAGAGTATTACAGATTGATTGCGACAGTATATTACGTAACGGCTTCCACGGACACGAGTTTGAAGAAGTAACTAATGCTGTTGGAGTTATGCCTAAGCCAAAAGAACAACATATTTTTATTGCTAGTGCATTAAGTCCAGGCATAGAAACTAAAGGTATTGAATGGCGTAACTTATTTGCTAAAAGAATGATTACCGCATTTGAAAACGGATGTTATTGGTTTGTAGATCAAGTAGTACTTAGACAAGTAATGGCTGAATGGAAGAGTATGGGTAACGATTATAATCATATTGGATACAACTGGAATAGTTGGGGTATTAAAAAGAATAATGTTTTTAGTACAGGTAAAGGTAATAAAAAAGAAGGTTTAAAGTTTAAACAAGCACAGTTAAAATGGTTACCACATCACTGGTATAAAGTAGTAATGAAAGAAATACAGGTAGAAATAGGAAAATGATTGGATACATAATCTATCTACCAAGTTATCCTGACAGTGTTAGTATGGCTAGTCGTGCATTAGAAACAGGAACTAAGCATGGTTGGAACTTAGAATTATATGAAGGCGTTAACGGTATGAAACAAGGCCTTGCTGATTGTAATCTAAAAGTATATCAACACAAAAAAGCAGAACGCTTACTTGCTCGGCCAGGCACACAAGGGTGTTTTTTAAGCCAATACTTGTTGTGGCAAAAATGCCACGAAACAAATACACCAATATGTATATTTGAACACGATGTTGTTTTTAAAAAACCAATGGGTGAATACGAAGACTGTGATGTATATAAGTTTGAAGGATTTAAAAAAGCAAAACCTATACCTCCTGGCAATTGGTATGAAGGTGCTAGAGCTTATCGTATTACACCGTATGGAGCAAAAAAGATATTAAATTGGGTACATGCTAACGGAGCAATGCCTGCAGACTGGATGCTGTGTGATGGAATCGTTGATATGCGGTTCGATAAGTACAGTAAAGTTACATACAAAACAGACGTAAGTTTTACAAAGGATTTATCATGAAGAGAATGGTTTATCAAGTAGCAGTTGGCGCACAAAGCAAACTGTACGAACATTGTATACAAAGTGTTGCTAATTATTGTAACAAATACAATATGAAACATATTGTTCAACGTGAACCTATACTTAAGATTAGACCAGAC